TCCAATGTTGGATATCATAATTACAACTCAGAACTGGGCACAATACACAGAGACGGCAATGTTTGTTGACCGAGATAACAATCCATCACCTCCATTCATCACTGTTGTTAGAAACCCCGATGTTAAATATGGTAGTAATCCATCATTAATTTATACAATACCAAATAGAAAACAATTCTATTATGCCTCAGTCCCAACTTGGAATGGAAACGAACAAGGTATGGATATCTATACTATACCACAACCAGTTCCTGTTGATGTAAAATATAGTGTGAAAATTGTTTGTAATAGAATGAGAGAACTTAATGAGTTGAATAAAGTTACTATGCAAAAATTCTCCTCAAGACAAGCTTATACATTTATTAAAGGACAATACGTTCCAATTGTAATGGATAACGTATCAAATGAATCACAACTAACAATCGGAGAAAGAAAGTACTACATTCAAAGTTATGACTTTACGATGTTAGGTTATCTAATAGATGAGGATGAGTTTGAAGTAAAACCAGCAATTGCAAGAGTTACTCAATTAATGGAGATTGATACATCAACAAGAAGTCAAAGAAGAAAAAAATATCCACAAAATCCTGATGAAGTTGACATGAACTATTTGTTCGTTAGTGGTAATACTACACTAAGTGATGTAATGGATTATACTGCAAATATGAATTTAGTATCATCAAATAATATTGACACATATGATGTGTATATTAATAATGATTACTACGGTAGCGACTTACAAAATATTCAGATAACAACCAATGATATTTTAAGGATTGAAGTTACTAAAAATAATAATACTCAAGAAGCAAATATCTTATTTGAAAATAAGTTAGTTTAGTCTTCTCCGTATATATCTTTCTTCTCCTTACATTTTTCAATGATTAAATTTTCCAAAAATTTATAAATCTTTATTCCCCTCTTATCACAGTACTTTTTTAGTATCTCGTGTGATTCAGGGGATATTTTAATATTCTTTATTTCCTTCTTTATTTTCATGGGCAGAAAAAAGGCAGAATTTATTCCTACCGTTTATAAATAGATATTCAAAAGTAAAGTTTTTTCATCTTATAATGAATATTTATCTATAAAATAAATCTGCATTAGAATAAAATTAAATAATGGCAACAGCACAAGCAAATCAAAAAGTATACGTATCACCAGGTGTCTACACATCTGAGACAGACTTATCGTTCGTGGCTCAGAGCGTAGGTGTTACGACATTAGGTCTTGTAGGGGAAACAATTAAGGGTCCTGCATTTGAACCTGTGTTCATTACAAACTACGATGAGTTCCAAGCTTACTTCGGTGGGACAGAACCTGTTAAGTTTTATAACACACAAATTCCAAAGTATGAAGCGGCTTACATCGCTAAATCTTACTTACAACAATCAAACCAATTATTTGTAACAAGAGTCTTGGGGCTTTCAGGTTATGACGCAGGTCCTTCTTGGAGTCTTAAATTAATTGCTAATGCTGACCCTACAACTATTGGGTTAAGTAGTAGTGGTACTCCTTGGACCGCCAACTTTTCTGGAACAACAGGAGGAACTGTTACATTTTTAACTTCACTTCCTGCTCAAGTACAATCAAATTTGAATGTACAATATAGATTAGCGGATGGAAGTACATCAACATTACAAACAGATTTTAACACGTATTTGAGTGACATTTATGTGAATGGAGGAACGGGTTCAACCGCGGTAGTATACGGCTCAATTAGTCAAACAGATTACAATTCTTTAACGGGGTCAACATATACAGGTATTACTAACGCTTACGGATGTGATTCTCCAAACTTAGCATATAATGATTTAAGTGCGGGTAACAATGATTCATGGTATTACGCAAATTTTGACATTCAGAGTGCAAATGCTTACACAGGTTATTCATTCTATTATAAATTTAATACTGTAACAGGTACATCAACAACATATAGTGGTACTATATCAGGTAACATTTACTCATATACAGGAACCGCATACTCTGAGTTTAATAATATGGTTGTTGCAACTTTACGTTCAAGAGGTATCTCTTTATACGATAACAGCACGGATAGTGAAAATCACGGACCAATTTATCAAGTAAGTGGTCTTACTGATTTACAAATTGTAAGTACAGGTCAATATTCAGGTATTACACAATCACCTTACGCAACGTTCCTATTATCAGGTATAACTAAGGGTGATGCTAATTCAGGAGAAAGAACTACATTTTCTTTTGAGACTTCATTATTAGCGTCTTCATCAAAATATCTTACTAAGGTTCTTGGTGTTGATAACTTTGGAAAATCAAGATTTGAGGTTCCTGTGTTTGTTGAGGAGGCATATCAAGGTAGTCTTAACTATGCTTATAATCAAGGTTACATTCGTGGTTTAAGTTCTGAATTAATTGCATTACCTGAAGCTAGAAGTCAAGACCCTAGTTCAATTGCTTGGAATTTAGAAAAGTATCAATCACCTGAAACACCTTATTTAGTTTCTGAATTGAGAGGTAATAAAGTTTATAACTTATTCAAGTTTATATCAATCTCTGATGGAGATTCTGCTAACGTTGAAATCAAAGTTTCTATAGCTAACTTATCATTCAACAATATGTCGTTTGACGTTTTAGTTAGAAATTTTTATGATACAGATGCTAATCCAGTTGTAATTGAGAAATTCACAAATTGTAATATGGACCCAGCTTCTAACAACTTTGTTGCTAAGAAAATTGGTTCGTCTAATGGTGAGTTTGCTTTAATATCAAAATACATAATGATAGAATTGGCGGATGAAGCTCCGATTGATGCAATCCCTTGTGGATTCTATGGTTACACTCAAAGAGAATATGAATCGTCAACTAACCCTTCACCATATCCTAAATTTAAAACTAAGTACTACTACCCAGGTGAGGTTATTTATAATCCTCCATTTGGAACTGCTGCAGGCACTTCAAACGCGGTTGAATCAGCGGGTGATATTGTTAGAAGAAGTTATTTAGGATTCTCTACTCAATTTGGTATTGATGAGTCATTCTTAACATACAAAGGAAAACAAAATCCTGTAGTTGGTTGGGAAACTGCAACTGATTCGGTTAAATGGAACTACTTAAGTAAGGGTTTCCATATGGACTCAGGTGCAACTGTTGTTACAATTGCTAACACATCAATAACAAGTGGTCAAACAGCATTTGAATGTGGCTCAGCTGATTTCAGAACAGACCCTGCAACTCAAGAAAATCCATATTATTTCATCTACGCTAGAAAGTATACAGTATGTTTTGCGGGTGGATTTGACGGATGGGATATCTACAGAGAATGGAGAACTAACCAAGATAGATTCCAATTAGGTGCATCAGGTTACTTAGCAGGAGCGTATCCTTCATCAAGATATCCAACTGCAACAGGTGATGGTATGTTTAAGAGAATTATTGTTCAAAATAATACTCAAGATTTTGCAAACACTGACTATTACGCTTACTTATTAGGTATCTTATCATTTGGAAATCCTGAGGCAACAAACATTAACGTGTTTGCAACTTCAAGTATTGATTATGTTAACAACTCAAACTTAGTAGAAGAAGCGATAGACATGATTCAATACTCAAGAGCTGATTCAGTTTACATTGCAACAACTCCTGATTACAGTATGTATACACCAGATTCAACGAGTTCTTTAGATATCATCTACTCACAAGAGGCTGTTGATAACTTAAATAACACAGGTATTGACTCTAACTATACCGCAACTTATTATCCTTGGATATTAGTAAGAGATACAGTTAACAATACACAAATCTATTTACCACCAACAGGTGAAGTTTGTAGAAACTTAGCATTGACTGATAACATTGCATTCCCTTGGTTCGCATCTGCGGGTTACACAAGAGGTCTTGTAAACTCAATCAAAGCTAGACAAAAATTAACTCAACAAGATAGAGATACATTGTATCAAGGTAGAATTAACCCAATCGCTACTTTCTCTGATGTAGGAACTGTAATTTGGGGTAACAAAACTTTACAAGTTGCTGACACAGCACTTAACAGATTAAATGTTAGAAGATTGTTATTACAAGCTCGTAAGTTAATTTCAGCTGTAGCGGTTAGATTATTGTTTGAACAAAACGACCAAATCGTTAGACAACAATTCTTAGATAGTGTTAATCCTATTTTAGATTCAATTAGAAGAGACAGAGGTTTATACGATTTCCGTGTAACAGTTTCTTCTTCACCTGAAGACTTAGATAGAAATACATTAACAGGTAAGATATACTTGAAACCAACGAAAGCATTAGAATTCATTGACATTGAGTTCTTTATCACTCCAACAGGAGCTTCGTTTGAAAATATCTAAAATAATACAAAGGGGGTACATTTGTACCCCCTTTAGCCAATATGAAAAAACAAATTAAAGAAGGATTTAAAAATGAGGGTACTCCAGATATGAAGTATTATGCCTTTGATTGGGATGACAATATTGTTCACATGCCAACAAAGATTATTTTAAAATCCAAAGATGGTGATGAGGTTGGGATGAGTACTGATGATTTTGCTGATTATAGAAGTAAGATTGGTAAACAACCATTTGAATACAAAGGTGAAACAATTGTTGATTTTGCTGACGATGCGTTTAAAAACTTTAAAACCGAAGGTGACAAAGACTTTTTAGTTGACGCAATGAGAGCAAAATTAGGTCCAGCGTTTAATGATTTCAAAGAAGCTATTAACAACGGTTCAATTTTTTCTATAATTACTGCGAGAGGTCATAATCCTAACACATTAAAACAAGCCGTTTACAATTATATTATAGATGGATTTAATGGAATAGATAAAGACCAATTAGTTAAGAATCTAAAAAAATACAGAACGTTTACAGATGAAGATGATTTGACTGATGATGAATTAATCAAGTCATACTTAGAGATGAACAAATACCACCCTGTTTCTTTTGGGGACGAAAACGGAGCGGTCAATCCTGAGGAAGCAAAAGTAGATGCAAT